ATCGATTCTTAGGAAGCAGGGAGATCGAAGGGTTTGCTTTGCGGGATGAGATCGAAGCGAAAGCACGGGCGATTGATAGTGACTCTGAAAATGCAGACAGAACTATCTTTGACCACTACAGCGTACTTAGAGTATTAGACAGATAAGAGATGCCTCTGTTAGTAAACAGTGTACCGAATCTCGCACAGGGCGTATCACAACAGCCTGACAATCTCAGGTTTCCCGGTCAGTGTGACGAACAAATAAACGCTTGGGCTACTGTTGTTGAGGGGTTAGTAAAGAGACCACCTACTACATACACGAAGAAGATAACAACAGATAGTACCGACTCTGATAAGTTATTTACACACTTCGTTAAACGATCTGAACAGAACCAGTACTGTGTGACGGTATCGTTAGGTGGTGTGGGTGTTATCAATGTAGGAGACGGTACAAGTATACCAGTAGCTACAACATCTATAGCAAGTAGTTATCTGAGTTTAGGTTCCTCTGTAACAAATCCATTGGAAGACCTGCGAGCACTGACAGTAGCTGACTATACATTCCTTGTTAATAAGAAGAGGGTGGTGGAGAAAGCTACTAATAGCGAGCAGAAATCAACACCGCCGCCCGACGAAGCTTTAATTGTTGTTAAGTTAGGAGATTACGAGAAAAGTTATAATGTATATATAGACGATCAAGTTGTTAACTTTGACTCTAGTATACCTTATATTGCGGGCCTATCACACACGAACGATCACATACCGGACGGAGGCACAACCGCAGGTACTTATAAATCAGGTACGTCACAGAATGGAGGGATACATGCAGACACAACTCGTATAGCTAAAGATTTAAAACATTTAATTGAAGCACACTTATCTAATACTACAGGAATTTCTTCTGTTAATCTAGTAAGCGGAGGAACTGGATGGTTGGGTGGAAATTCTACAGGCACGACAACTGAAACCTTTGTATTACCACTAGCTCCCGGAGTAACAAGAAATGAAACTATGACGATTGAGGAGAAGTTAGTATTAGAGATTTCTCAACCTACAGCTTCTCCGGCAATAACAAGCACAGCTTTAATAGATTTAAATGTTACTAAAGGTGTTATTGATGGGGTTTCTATTTCTAGGCGAGGTTCAGGCTTTAACCCAGACGATGCCACATACCCTTTAACTTTAACTTTTAAAACTTTAGGTAGGTCTGTACTTGGAGAGGGCGATATAGAGGATGTACCTTGGGTACAAAGACCAAACACGGGGAGCGGACAAAGTTTAACAGCTTCTCTCTCTACTAGAACGGGGTTTGAAGTTACTCACACAGGCTCGCTTATAAAAATAACAAGTGACGACGGACCGTTTAAAGTAAGAGTAGAAGATGGATTAGCTGACCAAGGCATGGGAGTTGTATATAGAGAAGTAAATAGTATTACAGAACTACCAGCTAAGTGTTATAATAACTTTATAGTTAAGGTGATAGGTGATGCTGATATAGACCAAGACGATTACTATGTAAGATTTTCGACGAAAGAAAAGGAAGAGTTTGGAGAAGGTACGTGGGTAGAGACTGTTGGGTTCTTTCAAGACGAATCTCCGGGTAGTTTGATGGAAGGCATAGATACTATGTTAGTAAAAGAAACTATGCCTGTAACTCTTGTTCCATTCTTTAATGGTAACGAGATAAAAGACTTTAGATTACAGACACCTAATGAGCTGTTAATTGTAAAACAAGGATCGGATTACTATCGATTAGATAAAGACCACACAGCAACTAACAGTAATAAGCCGGGAGTAGGTGCTGATTGGGAAGACTTTTGGTCGGAGGTTCCAGACACTACGCAAGGGTACTTAGATTGGGAGTTGGATGTATATTACTACGGCCCTACCGAGAAAACAAGCGGTAGCGGGTGGAGCGGACGATCAGCAGGTGACGACTTTACCAATCCATTCCCGTCATTCGTAGGTAAAACTATACGAGATATATTCTTCTTTAAGAACCGCTTAGGTATACTAACGGATAGCAACATTATCTTCAGTGAAGCTGATGAGTACTTTAACTTCTTCCGTACTACCACACAGCAGCTACTAGACAGTGCAGTTATCGATGTCGGACTGAGCCACACAAAGGTAGCGATCCTTGAACACGCCGTACCATTCCAAGAGAAGCTGATGTTATTCAGTCAAGGCTCACAGTTCGTACTTCGTGGAGCAGATGTGTTATCACCTAAGACGGTAGCTATATCTCCTGTTACTGAGTACGATCTATCAGATGGTATACAACCAGTAGCACTGGGTAACTATATATACTTCCCATTTAAACGGAATGACTTTGAGGGAGTATACGAATACTTTGTAGATAACAATACTGAGACATTTAATGCTGAAGAAATAACACAGCAAGTACCGAAGTATATCACAGCAGATGTACAAAAGATTGTAGGTTCTCAAGCAGAAAATACTATTGTTATGAGTACGACAGCCGATGCTAAGACGTTGTTTGTATATAAGTACTTTTGGTCAAATAAAGAAAAGATACAAAGTGCTTGGATGAAGTTCACCTTTGGTCGTGACATCCGAGGGTTTGATTTTATCGACAGTAACTTGCATTTAATCACAGCAGACAGCGACGGGTTACACTTAGAGAAGCTTACACTTGAAGATGGACTGACAGACGAAGGTTTAGATTATACGTTGTATCTGGATAGTAAAGTGAACGGAGACGATCTTACTGTATCGTTATATAACCCAGCTACTAAAGTTACTCGTGTATCGGGTATACCGTACAATGTAAGCATTAATACAGACGCTACAATCTACACGAAGCTAGGTAATGAACGAGCTTTCACTGTTATAGATTCTAGCACAGTAGATGTTAGTGGTCCTTTAGCTAGTTATGTAACATACGACGGTACTATCTATAAATGCGATACAACACATACATCAACAGCTTCTGACACTCCTGATACAAGCGATAAGTGGAGTACATCATCAGAAGTAATTAGAGCAGTTGAGTGGGGAGCTAATGTATTTTATAACAACGACACATACTTTGTATTAGGTCTGTCGTACAATATGTTGTACAGGTTCTCCGATCAATCATTGAAGCAACCAACAGAGCGTGGCGGAAGAAGTGCTTCTGATTACACCTATCAAACGATTCGTAACGGTAGTATAAACTACGCAGATACTGGACACTTCACTGTTGAAGTAACTCCGAAGTACAGAGATAAGTATAGCTACGCATTCAATCCTGACAGCCTCGGTGCTAACTTAACACTTAACTCTTTTACCCCACAGAACGGTCACTTCCGCTTTCCTATTCAGTGCCAACCAAACGACGCAAAGATAGAAGTTGTTACTGATTCTGCTTTACCAGTTAAGCTATTAGCGGCAGAGTTTGAATCGATGGTTATATCACGCAGTAAAAGATATGGAGCTTAGGATAGATGAAGCACAACCCGATATGGATGCAGTTGATCTGTACGACGACTTGCGGGAGGATGACATGTTAGAGATACTCGGACTTATGCATCACCCACGAGACGCTGTTATTATGTCTTACGCTTGTAGTACAAAATGTTACAGTGTAAAGGATGAGATGAATAACTTATACTGTTCTTTTGGTGTAGCTCCTATCGAAGGTACTAATATCGGAAGTGCTTGGTTATTAGGTACTAGAAGATTACCAAGGATCAAGAAGTTCTTTTTGAAACACTCAGCGGAACGTATGGAGGGACTGTTAGAAGGTTTTGATTATCTGACGAACTATGTGATGCGTAGTAACAAGTTGAGTATTAAATGGTTGGAGTGGTTAGGTGCAGAGTTTAGCGATTGTCAGTACGAAGGCTATCTGTCATTTATATTAGAGAGGAAGTAACGATATGTGCAGCATTGGATTAGCAGGTTTAGCGTTAGGAGCAGCATCAGCTGGAGCGTCGGCTATCGGTCAACGTCAGCAAGCACAGATGCAGTATCAAGCAGCTAAACAACAAGCTGAGATGCAACGTCGTTATCAAGCACAAGCAGCAGCAGCGGAACGACAAAGGGCTTTACAGGAACAAACATCACTTCGTATGCGTCAAGCACAAGAGCAAGAAGCAGTAGGACGGGAGCTAGAACAAGTAAGTCGTAAATCACAAGCTGCACTTGCACGGGCTAGAGTATCTGCAGGAGAAGCTGGAGTAGCAGGTGCGTCTGTTGATGCGTTGATGGGTGACTACCTAAGACAAGAAGCTGGTTATCGCAGTGCATTACTTCGTCAACAAGAACTTAGTGGTACGGCGACGGGACTAGGACTTGAACAAGTCGGACTAGCTTCTCAACAACGATTGATCGGTATTAACCAACCCATAGCAGAACCAATGCGTCCACGAGGTCTAGGCATACAAGATGTATTGAGTGTAGCAAGTGGTGGATTGGAAGGATATGTAACAGGAAGATCGCTGAAGAAATAATTATGGCTAAGGAACGAGTACAAGTACAAGGCTTAGGGGATGTTGTTCCCGGTATTCAGCCGACCATTCAACGAGCCGGACAATACGCAGTTGCTCAAGTCAGGGCGGCTCCGGTGCCAGTACCTCGTAGTAAGTTGTTGGATTTAGCGGACACCTTAAAGGTAGGACAAGACCTCCTTCAACAATACGGTTTAGCTGCTAAACAAGAAGCGGAGATGTTTGAAGAGGAGCTAAGTCGTAAAAGCCCTGAAGAAATTGCAGCTATTAAAAAGAAGACGGAAGGTGAGTTAGATAAACTAGTACGTCGAGATGCTATTGGATGGTTGACTTCTCCGTTGAATCAGAAGAGGAAGATGCAAGCTGTAGGTGCGTTGTTACATGATGACTACGAAAGACAACTTAAAGCTAAAGTACAAGACCCAGCCAATGCAGATGCAGATATAAATGAATTGATAGCTGGTGTTAAAGATGAATTACGTAATCAATACGGATCACTTCAAAGTACTTTTGTTAACGAAGGTTTTGAAGGTGCTATCAGAGAAACAACAAGACGCTATACATTACAACACGATACTTTAGCTACAGCACAAGCAAGAGAAGAAGTTAAACGTGCTGGTGTATCTACTTTATTTAATGCATCTACTATAGTTGGAGGGGAGTTATCTAATCCAAAAGCTATTGATAAATGGTGGACGGATAACCAAGGTTCATTGACTCCTATTGAGTTAGCTCAGTTAAGAAAGAACGCCATAGTTGAATTAGCCACTAGCGGTAACTTTGAGGGAGCTAGAAAACTTCAAGCATATACAGCTAATTTTAAAGCAGGTACTACTAAGATGGGCGACCCAGATACAGCAGAAGACGATGTATTTGGTCGTTATTCTGCGGAGGAGGCGTCTATTAGAGAAGCAGTTGATAATTTAGAATTACAAAGAGATAGTCGTTTAGTAGCTGATTCTAAGCTAGAACTTAGGGAATTTGATGAACTAGCTGTCGATATTGGTTTAGCTATAAGAAGTGGACAAGGATACGAAAAGGAAGACGGCACTTTTATAAGAACAACTAAAGAGGCTGAAGCTTATTTATTAGGTAAATTACAAGAATCTGATAACATATTAGTAAGAGGCTCAAAGGGAGTATCTGTAGTTCAAAATGCTCTTAAGAGTTTGGAGATGCCTAGCGATGAGAACTACATCTTATTTAAAGAAAAGTACGCTAGAGCATTCACTGGTCCTCAATCTTTTAGATTCCGTTATGAGCAGATCATTAACGATTTTAATCAACAAGTAGGTGAAGAAGATACATTAACTGGTAAGTTTTCCGTTGATCCTAGATATGTAAAATTAAGTAATAAGTTATTAGTTGATATGGCCCGTAAGAGAGACGCTAAACAACTAGAGATTAGCACAGGAACTTTTACAGATGTAAATGGGGAGCTAATAGTAAATGCTAAGTTCCAAGATCAGATGAAGTATATGCAAGCTTGGGATGATTTATATTTGAAAGAGTATGATTCCCAGCTTAAAACCCAATCGGAAAAATTAGCACCGAAAGTTGAGTTAGCAGCTGAATCAAAAGATGAATTAGCTGAAGATAAAACTGACGAATCTTTTACAATGCCCGGAGAGAAAATGAGCGATCTATACGGATTCGGTTGGACTGCGACTACTAGGAAAGCTAAGTATTTAACAGGCAGGGGGGATTTTACTGATTTAGAGAGGTTGATGAGAGCCGGGGAGGATTACGAAGATTTTGTTAAAGACTTAGAGGAGGAGGAATTAGGCAGTACTTTAAATATTTTACAATCCAACAAATCAACACCCGAAGAACAGCAAATAGCTAAAAATAAAATAGCCTTATACACTTTAGCTAAAGGTTTATATACTGCTGAGAATATAAGAAACGGTGTTGTGCCTGTTACTTATGGAGGTAAACCTTCTCAAGTAGTAGAGATGACTTATAAAGAAGCTGTTAAAAAGGGTTACACCAATATTGAAAGAACAGGTGCTCTTGGAGTAGGTGCTCTCGTTAAGATACCAGCAGTGGAGCCTACAACTAGAGAAATTAATATAGACAGATCGGCTCTTAAAAAGTTAGTAGATGTATTCTCGTTAATACCTAAAGATCGTCTTATTGAAATATCAACAACAGAGCCTGAGGAGTTTCCGGAAGAACAAGCGTTGTACGAAGCTATATATAATGTTGAACTTGACCCAGAAAGCAGTGAGGATCAAAAGCTATTAGAGAATTTTATAAGAAGACAAGCTGAACTTTCTCAAAAAATTTACAAGAAGTAATAACGCATGAAGTTAGATAATTTTAAGTTAGAATACAACCCAACAGAAACTAAAGAGTTTGGCGTAACTGATTATATGTTAGACGCTCTCACGGGCGTACCAGCCGGGCTAGAAGACATGGCTCACGGTGCGTACAACTTGGGTGACTTCTTGGCTTTTGATACACTACCAAACTGGGATGAGGAGCGATTCTTTGCTCGCCCTAAAACATTAGCTGGCGACTTGAGTGCTGGTTTTATTCAGTATGCTCTACCTTTTGGTTTTATCGGTAAAGGATTAAGTAAAGCAGGTAAGTTAACAAAAGCGTTAACTAAAGGAAAAAAGCCCGGTGCGTTTACTGACTTAAATGTAAAAGGATATTTAGCTGCTGATGTAGCCACTAACTTTGTAGCATTCGATGGACAACAAGAGCGACTCTCTAACTTGTTAAAAGAGATAGATAACCCAGCACTTAATAACGCTGTAACACAGTACTTAGCTGCTGACCCTGATGATTCAGAATTGGAAGGTAGAATGAAGAATGTACTAGAGGGTGTGATGCTAGATGCTGGTCTAGGTGCTTTATTTAAAATGTTTTCTGTATCATTGAAAGCAAGCAAGAGATATGTTAAAGAGATTGAGGCTGGTGCTGACAAAAAAGATGCAATTACTACAGCTATAATGCAGTATCAAGATGATACCAAAGGTCTTAACATTGTTGGTGATATAGATAGTCAGTTACAGTTTGATAAGCAAAGAGCTGAGACGGACGAGTTGTACCGTATGGTAGGTGGAGACCCTGAAGATATTCCAGAGGTTGATCTTAGTACCGTTAACTGGGATGAAATAGATTTAGAAGACGTAGCAGAAGTTGCTCCGAGGTTATCAAGGGAAGAGTTGGAAACGCTTGAGGCTGGTGGTAAGTTAATAAATGAGCAAACTACTAGTACAGGTATAGTTAAAACTTACGAGTTACCTAGTGGTAGTAAGCGTACTGTTATGGTCGATATTAACGACCCAGAAAGAGTTATCGCAGCAGATGTTGCATTCGCTCCTAAAGGAGTAGCGGATTTAGATGCTACTTACGGACAGATAAGCCCAGCTTTAAAGAAAGATTTCTACGATAAAACATTAGTTGAGCAAGTTTCAAAACGTATGCAGACCGGGAAACCGATGACTGCACGGGAAGCTTTACAAGACTTAAATGATAGAACAAACGGTAACTTAGGTGAGTATAGTCCTATTGTTAAGAAGCTGTTAGCGTTAGGAGATGAGACTGGTATAGACGCTAGAATTGAAGAAAGGTCTTTTGCTAGTAATATACCTGAAGTTGCTTCAAAAATAAGAGGATCGTTTTACGACTCAGAAGGAAGACGTATAGTATTAGATGCTCAAGACTCCTCAGTAAAAAATAACCCAGTATACAATTTACTGCACGAATCTACACACGCTGTAACAGTCGACAATGTAATTAAACATTACGATAGAAATGCGTTTGGTAATATTGCAATAGACGATGTAGCTGGTAGAGCTGCTTTTATTGACGATGTATTAAAACAAAAAGATTTACCTAAGCCAATCGCCGAGATGTTCCGTTTGTTTAAAAAGGCAGACGGCATGCGTGATGAGATTGCCGCTAAAGGAAAACTTGTAACAACAGAAGGACAGCCTGACTTATACTGGATTAAGAACCCAATGGAGTTTATGTCTATGGCCTTCTCTGACCCACAACTACAAAGAGCATTAAAGGGTATTCAGTACACTCCAAAGATGACGATGTGGGAGAAGATTGTTAACACTGTTAAAAGTTTCTTTGGTAAAGGAGTAAGTACAGACTTAGCTGATAACATCGTTAGTCGTGTAAGTGAGATCGCTGAGATGAAACTGCCTACTCAAAGAGGTAGGGGTATTGATATGATGGCTGGTGAAGAACTTGAAGACCTTTTTGATGGTTTTTTTGAGGAACCCCCATTGCCAAAGTTTGATCCTAAGAAATCAGTTGAGTTTAATAAAACCGTAAATAGTTTTGTAGAGCAAGCTACAGCTAAAGGGGTACGCATTGGTGGTAAAGCAGCAGTAAAAGGTGTTGTTAAGGATTTAGTTAAATTAACAGACGGCATGACTGCTGGCGATTTAGCGGCGTTACAAGATGCTATAGCTGATAAACTACTGAAAGAAGGCACAGCAATAAAAAAGCTTACTAAGGAAAGCCTTGAAGAAGGAGGTATAGCTGAGTTCGCTGATCTTGTGGGAGCGGACGGTACAGTGTTAGATCAGTTTGTGGAGCAAGCGGCTAAAGATACTATAACTCTTAATAGAGTGATGAGTCGGATGGCTGCTATGCAGGAGCTGATGGAAGCTAATGGTCAAGAAATATTGAATGTAGCTAAACAGTTCAAAGAAGCTAAAACCAAAATGACTGAAGATGAGCTGCAAATGATGGAAGGCAGGTTAAAGGGACTTGTTGAACAGCAGTTACACATACAAGCAGGGCATTCAAGTTTAGCTAGCGGTTTTGGTCGTGGGTTGAAGAGTAGGCAGATGCGTACTCAAATGAGTTTGTCCACTGATGAGTTACAAAATAAACAAGTACGTGAAGAGTTCTTAAGTAAAAAGGGCGGGATGACTATGGACCAGTTGGTTGAAGGTATCTTGATTGCAGAAAAGAACGGAGGCGGAGATTTGTTTAATACATTGATAGGCGTTAATAAACAAGTCAGAGGAGGCCACGGCGGTAAGATGATGGATATGGTACAAGAGTACTATAAGAACTCACTAATGTGGGGACCGAGAACTCTTACAATCAATGCTTTAGGAACTGGTTTATCTAATGTATGGAAAAACTTTGAAAGAAGTATAGGTGGTTGGGTAGGTGCTGACGAGGCTACGAGACGAGCAGTTTCAAACCAATGGGGTGAGACTACGAGTTTTGTGGACGCTTGGAAGTTTCTATTAAACGCTTGGGAGACTGGTGACCAATTTATAGGCGACGCTGGTTCTGCTTTTGTAGAAAATTCTAAATCAAGCATAGGTTCTATAACAGGAGATAACGTACAGAAGGTGCTCAGGAATGTAGAGATAAGCGACGGAATGAAAGAGGCTATCGATATGTTCGGTAGTATTATTCGCTTTCCTAATAGATTCAACACATCTGTAGATCAATTTTATAAATTCGTACAATACAAAGGTCGGGCGTTATCTGAGTTAAAACTTAAAGCCTACGACTTAGGAATCAGAGACCCAGAGAAAGTAGCGGAATATGTACACGATACGTTTGAATCTTTAGTAACTAGATCGAATCGAAACTTTTCAGAAAGTGCGTTATTTCGAGAAGCACAAGAAGTAGTGCAAGGTCCATTCCAAAACCCAGCCGCTAGACAGAAAGCGATAGCTGACTATGTAAGAACAGAAAAAACAAACAAATTAAATAAAGCTAGAGAAGCTGGATTGATTGAGGGTAGTTTAGATGACGACGCAGCTTTAAGGGAATTAACTAAGAACTGGATTGATCCTAACATAAAAGTTGCTGAAGAGGTAACTTTCTCGGGACAACTAGGAGATGTAGGTCAGAAAGTACAAAACTTAGTAACAGCTATGCCCGGTGGTTTCTTGATTGCACCATTTGTGCGTACTCCTACTAACATATTAAAATTCTCTTACGACAGAATATCTGCACCAGCTAGAGCTGTTATAGATAGAGCTAGAGCTTCGGATGCTTGGGCTAAGTTGGAGCCTGAATACAGGCAAAGAATAGACGCACTGCGTGATGGTTTGAAAGGTTCGGAGAAGTATAGAAAGACTATATTAGAACAGCTGAACGCAAGAAAGCCCGACGGCAGTCCCGATAGGATAGCTAGAGCAGAAGCACGAGGTAAAGTAGCGATGGGCACAGCATTAAATGCTTCGTTATTCTACGCTATTCACAACTTTGCAGATAACATCACTGGCGGAGGTCCTTCTGATTACAAACAAAAACAAGCTTGGTTAGCATCTGGTAAACTTCCTTACAGTATAAAATTTGGAGATACTTGGGTTAGTTACCAAAGGTTAGACCCGCTTGCTACAGTCATAGGTATATACGCTGATTACAAAGATTTATCTGAAGATAATAAAATAGCAGCAGCAAACAGTGAGGATTTAGATAAACTGATGGCTGTAACCTTCGAACTAGGCGTAAGGAATGTAACTGATAAATCGTATCTAGCAGGTGTTAATAAAATACTTAAAATGTTAGCTGGGGAAGGAACTCCCGGTAAAGTATTAGGAGGTGTGGCTGGAGGTTTTATTCCTAACATAATACCTCAAGGAGCCTCAATAGCTGGAGATCAACACATGAAGGAAGCTCGTAGTTTTGCTGATGTTGTACTTAAGCGTATCCCCGGAATGGATGTTGATTTAAAAAGGAACCCTTTAGGGGAACCTGTAGTAATTCAACAGTTTGAAGGTGCAGCTGGCATACTTAACCCACTTAATCCATTAGCTTGGGGTTTTGATAAAGACGATAAAGTTGCAAAAGAACTAGCTAATGTAGCACACGGTTTCTCTCCTCCTAGCACTAAGATAGCAGGTGTTATTGAACTCACAGATTTTATAGGAGCTAACGGTAGGAGTGCGTATGATAGAATGTTAGATTTACAATCTAAAGTGGTGTTAAATGGTATGACTCAAAGACAAGCTCTTACCAAACTAATAAACGATAAAAGATACCGTTCGTTAGACCCGACATCATTCGTAGGATTACCTAGTGAGCGTGTTAAATATATCACTAGAATATTGAGCAGATATAAAAAAGCAGCTCAAAATCAAATGCTTAGAGAGTTCCCAGAGATATTACAAATGAAAGAACAAGTAGAAGGAAGCGTACGAAGTGGCGTATCCCGTGAAGATGTACTTGCTCTTCTCACTCAATAATTAATAATATACACTTAACATCATGGCTATCACCTACGTAGATTATACAGCAACAGGCGGACAGACCGACTTTGACTTTACTTTCCCGTACCTTGAAGACGAACACGTTAAGGTAGAAATCAACGGTGCTGAAACAACGGCCTTTACAATCGTCGCTACACCGTCAACCAAAGTTGTCTTAGACAGCGGAGCTACAGCTGGTGCTAATGTTCGTGTCAGACGACGCAGTGCCCCGAACCAGAACCTCGTGGACTTTGTTAACGGGTCTGTACTTACAGAGTCTGAACTTGATTTAGCTTACCGTCACAACCGTTATCTATCGGAAGAGATTGCAGAACTGAACGATCAATCCTTACAGAAAGAACCGGGCGGTACAGAGTGGGACGCTTTAGGTCTTCGCATACAAAACGTTGGTACAGCGACAGATACAACAGATGCAGTAACGAAGCTATACGTAGATAACAAAGTTGCTCAGGTATCCAGTGGTGCTACTCAACCTCCACTCAAGTGGGTATTCTCTGCTATATCTGGTACGAATAATACATACACGGTTACAGGAGCAGAGATAAGCGGAGACACAGCTTACGAGGTAAGTATTGACGGGCTGATTAAAGAACCAACTGTTGAGTACACTGTAGACCCAGACACTGATACACTTACTATCATCCCGAACACTACGAATGGACAAGACATCGTTGTTATTCAGCGTGGGTTTGGAGTGGCAGTTACAGGTACAGTAGGTACGAACTCTTTAGTGGATGGTGCTGTTACATCTGATAAGATAAGCACGACAGACACTAACTTCAATGTGCAGTCAGACGGTAAAGTAGGTATTGGTACTGCATCTCCTTCTAAAGGTATTGAGATTGTTAATAAACAAGGCATCTTAATAAGAGAATATCAAGGATCAGTTGATAATCAAATGCCGCTAATATCAAGTTCTATAGCAGACAGATTAGACCAAACTGATTGGGGCATTGCTATAAAAACTGTAGTCGAAAACGCATCGAACGGTTACGGTATAGCTTTTTGGACTAGAAACGCTTTCAACGGTACTTTCTCTGAAAAGTTAAGAATAAATAAAGATGGTTACGTAGGTATTCTTAATACTACTCCTCAGTACCCACTAGACGTAACTGGCGACTTAAACATCACGGGTGACTACAAAGTAAACGGAACGAATCTTGTACCAGCTTCTATTGATAATCTTAGAGCTTTAGGAAATGTAAGTGGAAGTAATGCTGCTGCTACGGCAGTTGAGATAAAAGACGAAGATGATATGGCTAGTAACTCTGCTACCTCACTTGCGACCCAGCAGAGCATCAAGGCTTATGTGGATAGTCAGGTATTATCTAAGTACGACAGCGGATGGTTTAATGACAGTGGTACAGGTTTAACATCGGGAAGTAATTATTCTTTTTCGCATACTTTAGGAACTGCCGACGCTGTTGGGGTTATATGGATGGCAAAAGATGCTAACGGCACAGATGCTATTAAAGTCGATGGTCAGCTAGAATGGAGGAGTACTTCATCCATTGATGAATTCGGAGCTATGTTGACTAGTTTTACAAGTTCAAGCGTTACAGTACAATTAGGAAGAGGCGGTTGGATGTACTGGGATACTTCGGGAAACCGTACTAGTGCTGACTGGGGATTTACATACACACACATTAAAGTAGTACTAATAGGATAACCATGATCGAATCTATCTCTGGCTTTCTTAACACTGCTCTTGTCGTCGCTCTTGGCGTGATCGGGTGGATTATCAAACGTGTTATTGAACGTCTTGATCTCGGTGAGAAAAGAATGACTAAGATAGAGGTGGAGTTAGCTGCACAGCGGGAAAGAGATAGAGCTGTTGAAGCACGGATCGCAAAGGTAGAAGAAGCACTTAAAGAAGTTCACACTAAATTAGATCGTATGATGGAGGTATTAGTACAGAGATGAAACAAGGATTATACGCAAACATTAATAGAAGAAAGAAACTCGGCATCAGTCGTAGTAAAAAGAAGTCAACGATTACACCAAAGGCTTACGCTAATATGAAGCGTGGGTTTAAGAAGAAGTGAGTGTATCTTTGTCGATAGGCAGAGGTGAGAAAAGCAAGAAGGGCGGACTCACTGCAAAGGGAAGAGCTAAGTATAACAGAGCTACAGGTTCTAACTTGAAAGCTCCTCAGCCCGGCGGCGGTCCACGTAAGCGTTCCTTCTGTGCTAGGATGTCTGGTGTCAAAGGACCGATGAAAGATAGTAAAGGTCGTCCGACCCGTAAGGCTTTAGCTTTGCGTAGATGGAAGTGCTAAGATGGCTAGACCGTACAGAAGACCTCGTGTTGTTAGACCGAGTCCATTAATCGCTCAATACAATACACTTGGTGCTGTGGCTTCGGGAAGTGCGACGGAAGCGGTAACTACGGCAACGGCTGCTAAAGCAGTGACAGATTCCATTACAGCTGACCCTGACATCATCGGATTAGTGGGTGGTAACGCTGCATTGAGTGACCCACAGATTGACGCTTTAGGAGCAACTGTTAGTGATAACTTAGATGTTTACAACGGAGGAGGAGCATAACAAATGGCTACATTTAGTAAAAGAATACAACTTAGAAACGATTCCGCCAGTAACTGGGCATCCGCCAACCCTGTTCTTTTAGAGGGAGAAGTAGGAATCGAGATCGACTCGGCTCGTAACAGAATTAAGATAGGTGACGGGACGACTGCTTGGAACGATTTACCTTACTTCTTAGATGCACGTGAAGAGGCGGTTGGAGATTACGACGACTTTTTGGAGGGTTTAAGCACACCGTAGAGAAATGAGCAGTTTACTTACACAGTTAGGTCAGAAGGTTAAAGCCAAGCTTGATAACAAGTTTGATAAGTCCGGAGGCTTGATTAGTGGTTCGGTAAATATATCACAATCTCTGCAAATTGGATCATATCAAACAGACAGTTTACCAGAAGCGGGTACATCAGGGCGTATTATATACGTTACTAATGGCGACGGAAACGACGGTCCTTGTATAGCGGTTGACGACGGAAGTAACTGGAAGATCGTTGAGCTTGGCGGGAATGTACCTGCTGTTACACATATCCTTGCAGAAGATGGAGATAGCTTAACAACTGAAGCTGGTGCTATTCTGATAATGGATGAGGTAGCTTGACAGTTATTAGCTGTCCTTATACTCTTTCTAAACACAACTAACCCACAACAAAGGATTATATATTATGTCTAGTTTGCTTACCCAATTGGGTCAAAAAACAAAAGTAGAGCTTGATAAGAAGCTTGCCCTCGCAGGTGGAACAATGACTGGGGCTTTGACCCTTTCAGGTGCTCCTACTGATTCCCTTCACGCCGCTACCAAAGCATACGTTGATTCAGTATCTTCAACTGCTTCTGGTCTTCAAACTGAACTTGACGCTACTCAAGCTGGTGCTGGTCTTGGTGCTAACGGTGCTTACACAGCTAACGGTTCTGCCAACTACATCAGTTCGGTAACGACCCTTCAAGCTGCTGATAACGCTCTTGATACTCAGTTAAAGACTGTTGCTGACGCTGTTGCTTCTAACGACTCCGACATTTCTACCTTACAATCTAACGTAAGCAGCAATGACTCGGACATCAGCTCCCTTCAATCTGACGTTTCAACTGCTCAGTC